AGCACCGTCAAGTCCTGTTGGCCCCGTTGGTCCAGTTGCACCTGTAGGGCCAATTGGTCCTGTGGCTCCTGTGGGTCCAGTAGCACCGTCCGCTCCGTCTGCGCCAGTCGCTCCTGTAGGGCCTGTTGGTCCAGTAGGGCCTGTTGGTCCAGTATCTCCCTTATCACCAGTTCTGTTAAATGTGAGGACAATATCTTCATCGTTTGCAATAGCCGTTGAGCCGCTTACATGGGCCACTGTAAGGCGTAGCCATCCTGAGTTAACGGTTACCCCGCTAATTGAGAAAACCGCCCCTGAAGCGTCCCCTATGGTGTTTGACTGCACAATTACATAACCCTTTACGGTTGATGTGCTGTCATCCCATGCGGAAATAAAATCTGATTGGTCTGTGCCAAGACGGTCTACATCGTCAATCGCTATAGCCGTGACACTGCTTAGAGTGGCATTGTTGAACCTCACCTTACCTGCGGCGGGGTCTGCCATCGTTGTGCTTGTGCTGAATGTATATGCTAGGCCCGCAGTGTTTCCATCTGCGCCATCAGCCCCGTCTGCTCCATCCGCACCTGCTGAACCCGTGGGGCCTGTAGCACCTTGCGGCCCTGTGGGGCCTGTAGGACCTGTGGGTCCAGTTGGTCCAGTTGGCCCTGTAGGACCTACCAAGCCATCAGATAGGTTTACTACTGAGCCATCGGTGTGTTTTGTATAAAGTTTCGCATCGGCTGTATTGACGGCAATTTCCCCAACCTCCAAGTCGGAGGCCGCAGGAACATCGCTTGCTGTGCTAGACCTTCTGTGTTGTATCCTGTTTGCCATCTACCGCCTCATTTTTAGCCCGTGGCGGTCTCCCGCGCTTCGGCTTTAACTTTGCCAATGCTTCTTTGGCCTTTAACTCTCGTTCCATAGCCGCTTGGCGTTCTTTCTTGAGGCGTTGCACTTCGGCTGTATGTCTGCCCTCAACATTGGCGATACGCTTTTCGTTCTCCTCCGCCATCTTGAGCAGTTGCTCTTGTGCATCTTGGCGTTCTTTGCGGGTGTCTTGAAGTTCTCGTCTGATGGCATTTACTTCGTCCATCAATGAAACCTTCTCACCTTTAAGTTCCTCGTTCTGGTTCTCAAAAGCATCCTTGTTAGACTGCATGGCGTTAAGTGCATCTTGAGCCTCTTTTAGTTGCTCTGCCTGTTGCTCATGCGTGGCTAACCTCTCCTGCAAATCCTTTATCTGGGCGTATGCCATTCTTAGTTTGGCATCCGTGTCCAAAAACTTGCCAAGCACCTCGCCTAGATAGGCTTCCTGCGTATTGACTAACGCCAAATGGTAGGGGTTCGTCTGAACCTGCTTTTCACTCATCTTAGTATGTTCCGCAATCTATTGTCTTGTTGTCCAAGGTCTGCGTTGCGTCTGCAAAGATGAATGTGTCGTTTGCCGTCAATGCAGGCAGTGTCACCGTAATGTCCGATGTCAAGTTACCCGCCGCAAATACAAACTGATGGCTACTGTGAGCATCATTGATTTGTGGAGTGGTCATGACAGGGCTTGTCAGCGTCTTGTTGGTAAGCGTTTGAGTATCACTTGTGCCAACAATCGTGCCTGTTGGAGCGTGTTGCCCATCAAGCAAGTCTGCGTTCAAGTTGGTTACGGCGGTTGTTGAAGCAATAACCATCGGAGCCGTGCCAGTAGTTACCGTAGAGGTAAACTGACCAGTTGCGCTGAGGCTTGAGAAAGCACCAGTTCCTACTGTAGTTCCACCGATGCTTGCTCCATCAATAGTTGCCCCATTGATGGTTACATTAGAACCAAGGTCAACCGTGCCGCTTACATACAAGTTATTCCACTTCAGAGATGCGCTACCCAATGAGTTGCCGCCATCTGAGGAAGGTGACAATACAGTAGATGTCATTTGAATCGCATCAGCACCGCCAATAGCGAAGTCAATCTGGTCATCTGTATCTGCGGTAATGCTTGTGTCGCCGTCTGCATCAAGAATCAGCGATGTGCCGTTCATGTCTAGGTCAGAAGCAATCGTTGCGGCTGTGATTGTTGGGTTACCAGAAAGGTTACCTTCAATGTTCGCCTTCAGCGTTGCTTTGTTGAACCCTGCATCAGTTGTATCAACCGTTGAAGTAGGCTCTGCACCTACACCGTCAAACAGGATGAACTTACCACTGTCTGAAGCGTCACGGACCATACCTGCGTATTTGTCCGCACCATCGTTGTAGAGCGAGTAGAAACCACTGTCTACACTGTCGCCAGTGTTACCCGCCGCATACTTAACGAGGGGGTCAGCGACAGACACCGTTGTTGAATCAACCTGTGTGGTTGTCCCTTGAACAGTAAGGTTACCAGTAATGGTAAGGTTACCGTCCATTGTGTCGTTTTCATTTGATTTAAGGAATGCGCCTTCACCACCAATCTCTAGGATGGTGTCGTCATTCATGCGGTAGAACAGTTTTTTAGTGCCTTCTGTAAAACCGATTTCACCTTTTGCAATCTCCGAGGTGGTCGGAGCGGCGTTATCCGTAGTATTGCGTTTGATTTTAATGGTGTTTGCCATGTCCGTCTCCTTTAGTAAGTTCCTGCGTCAATCTCTTGGGTATATACCCATGAACCCGTTGCCGCATCATATTTCAGCATATCCCCGTCACTAGGCGGGTTCTGTGCGGATGGTAAGTCCTCACCCCCGATTTGCGTTGGGCCTGCGGGTCCTTGAGTGCCGACTGACACCACCTCGAGTTGGGTGCTAGTGATGTTGACTGAGTTAGTAGTCTCAAGGACTGTAACCGTTTTGTCGCTCATCGCGTAACCTCCCTTGCTATTGTGAATGTCCCCGCTAACAGTTTATCCACAATATCCCCTGAAACCAGTTCAAGGTCATACACACCTTCCACACTAGGCAAGGCCGCTGTATCTCCCGCCGCGATTGAAAGGGTAACCGTTCCTGCGACCCCACCCAATGAAATGCGTCCATTGTTAGTGGTAAGGTCAATCAAAGAAGTATCATCATAGGTTCGGCGCAACTGCATACGCGCATCATAGCCCGTCAAATTGATAGGGTTGCCGCTACTATCTTTATAAGTGATAGTGAGGCCGAAAGTAGAGCCTTGCTCCAATTTCATATGATAAACGCCTGCACCCATTTATTAGTCCTCTGATTTCTTAGCGCGAGGCTTACGGGCTACCTTGGTTTCTGATGGGGCCACATTGCCACCCACTTCATGAGCCATGCCCTGCTTAACAAAGAAAGATAAAGTCTTTACCTGCCAAGCCTCACTGCCTTCATATTCTTTACCCGCCATATAGGTCATGGTCGCACCACCAGATGCGTTTGCCATCCCTACAGCGTTTTTAGTCATAACTATTTTCATAATAACTCCCTTCAGGTAAGGGAGGCCCGAAGGCCCCCCTATCCCTTATTGGCGTTATGCCATTTCCAAAACCTTCATGGCTTCAGCAAGCACAACCTCACCACCCACACGACGACGAGCAATGTAACGAACATTGCCGCTAGACGCTTGAGAGAATGGGTCGCGAAGGACAGACAACGCAACACGGTCAACAATCATGTAGCCTCGACGATAATCACCGAAGATGATTGGCTTAGTGCCAGTTGCAATGTCAGCCACATCAGGAGCCTCTACATACGGATGACCGTAGATAGTGTTTGGCAAGCCCGCTTGACCAGAGAAACCAGTCTGGAAGATATACTGACCTGCAGTATCTTTCAGTTTACGGATTTCACCCAAGGTTGCACGGTTCATCATGAACGCCGCGTTCTGTGCATAGTCCGCCTTCAGGCTGTGAACAAGGTCAAGAACCTCATCCGCAGTGATTACGGTAGCAGAGGCCGCAGTAACGCCAGACGCCACTAGGGAGCCGTTAGTGATACCAGTTGGCTTGTTTGTGCCATCACCAGAGATGAACGCCGCGCCTTCGGCTTTAGCGAACTGCTCTGCAAACTCAAGGTTCATTTCAGCCTCAAGGTCAAAGACAGAGTCTTCAAGCAATGCAGACGAAATATCAACCAGAGCATACAACTCATGAGTTGGGATGGTGTTCAGGCTAGTGGTGTAACCAGTTGTCTCTGTTCGAGAGCCTGCTTCCGCAGTCCAAGCCGCCGCAAAGGTTGCAGTCTTTGATGGGACTTCAATCTCTTTGTTGCTTGTCTGACGAACACGGGCAACGGAACGCACAGGGCTGATTTCAGTGATAACCTTAATCAGTTCCTCTACATATTCCGCAGGAGCAAGGTTACCCGCAGTGGCAGATGTGCCTACTGTCAGTGCCTTGATTTCCTCTGGGTCCATGCCTTCTTTGCCCTTACGCATAAAGTTTTCCCAAATGCGAAGATTCTCATCAATCGCCTTTGCTTCAACGCCTGCGTTTGGACGCTTCATCATTTTCTCAATATCATTGAGTTTTTCATTCATCTGCTCGGCAGATTTAGTCTGCGCTACGAGCTTTTGGTTGAAATCCTCAAATTTATCGAGGTCTTTTTCAATAGCAGACAACTTACCCTCAAGAAGTGGGTCAGCGTGTCCTTTTTCTTCAATCTGCTTCAGACGCTCGTCATTGGCCTTCTTAAATTCTTCAAAGGCACTAGCCATAGCATCAACGGCAGATTTGACTTCAGTTTGATTAACTTCAGACATTAGTCTTCTCCTTTGTTTGATACATTAGATTGTAGGATGTTTGTTAGATGCTTGATTGCATCTACCAGTTCAGGCGTGTCATTGTCTCCTGCATCCCGCAGGTCAAGTGCCTTGGTCAAAGCAGATGCCCCAACCTTTGCTTCGGTCCTAGAAAGTCCGCCTGCATCCCGCAGGATTTCTTCCCACTCCCGAATACTTTTGTCCGCCCCCTTAACCGCAGAAACCCGTGCTTTAGGGTTCATTGGGAAAGTAACGGCGGAAATCTCCATAAGGTCAACCTCTTTTAACAAACGCCGCTTTCCGCGCTCATCATAGTCTGCACCTTTTGGAGAAACTCGGTAACCAATTGACAGGCCATCTAGTGCGCCCATCTTCATTAGTTCATAAACTTCACGACCACGCTGTGTTCCCATAGCAAGACGGCCCTTGACCTTTAGGCCACGGCTATCTTCAATGATTTCGTCAAACACACCGATTGGTTCATCAGGGCGGTGTTGGTAAAGCATCTTGACTGCTTTCGCCCCTTTCCTGCCAATGGACTTGGCAAATGCGCCCTGAACAACAACATCGTTGCCAAGGTCTTTATTTCCGAAGATAGAGCCATAACCGCTGAACGCGCCCTTTTCTTCCTCATCGTGCATGGCCTTAATGTCAAACTTAACATCAAGCGTATCCTGCTCGTAATCCTCAAAGCCATCGTCAGCAATGACTTCCTCTTGGTTAATATCGGTCATCTCAGCCTCCTTTTTATCGCTTCGGAAACTGCTGAGACATACCGCACCCCTTTGGGATTGGTCAGCATACTCAGCCTGCATAGAATCGTTGTCCATACATCTCGACATAAAATCTTCTTCTCTCTCCCCTACTGAGGGTTTAGGAATCGGCATTTATATCTCCTATCGCTTCCCACATCATATACTCATAAACCATATCTGACAACATTAAGTATCAATAACATCATCTTCAGGCGATACATAAATTAACGCACATCGACAATTTATAACATTAGCCGCACCCCCTCTTGGGTCAGCGGGCCTGCTCATTCGATACTCAATACCATCGTATGGCACTAAAAAGTCCTCATCCATTGGGACTCTGACCCCGTTCATGACCGTATGATGCCCACGGGTTCGGGGGTCATTAACTGCAACCCACTGCTTTTGCAATTGAGGAATATTAAGTGTTTTTGCCACTTCATGATTCGCATAACTTGCCGCATTGTGTGTTTCAGTTCTTGCTATGGTTGCCGCTCGGATTTTAGTGAAGCCACCACGCATTGCCTCAAATATCTCTGCCGCTATTACTGCAACGCCCTTACCCTCTGCTTCTCCTGCCACTATAAGCCGCGAAATACGCGCCCTCGTGGTGTTTGCAATGTTGGTAATAGCAATTGCACCATATTCAGTTAAATACCGCCTGATAAGCGTCTCAAACTGGCTTTCCTGCTTGCGGTATTGAAGGATACGCAAACCAAATTCATCAATCACCGACCTGTAATGTGGCTCTAATACCTTTCTTAATTTTATATCAATACTTCGGCCTGAAATGGTTATTTGTTGACGCAGTTCATATTCTTGCTGTGCCTCTGCTCCATATTCTGCGAAAACGGTAATCAATTGAAGGCGTAACTTGCGCTCATAGCCAATGCGGACCCTGTTCTGCTCAATAACTTCCTTACGGGCAGATATGGTAACTCCTTGTTGTTTACGAGCAGGTAATCCCATCAATCATCCTTCACATATAAGATTGCTAGGGTGGCGGATATATCATCATCCCCACTACTGGTCTTTGCCCGCACCTCAATATCTGTTTTCTCAGGGCAAACAATCGGAAGCCCCAAGTCAACCTTTACTGTTTGATTGTGGAGTGTCGCCTTAAACTGCGTTCTGAATACGCCGCCTGTCTGTCGAGTAACAATCCGTGCCGTTGCGTATTTGTTTGACTGTGCCGTGCCTGAACCAATGTAACCCTCTTGGATGTAAGCCGTATATCCCGCAGGAACAGTCCACACTGTCATTAGAGTTTGGTTCTCGCCTGTTTGTATCTTTGCGTAATCTGTGCCGCTATTGGATATGGTAACCGCGCCAGTAATCACATTGGGGCCGCTTACAAAGGCCCTGTAAACGCGAATAAAGGTCGTTGAGGTTGTAACCGTGCCAGAAGCATCTAAGGTCACTTCCTCGCTTGCCATAGCCCAATTCTGGTCTAAGCCCTGCACCGTAATCTTAACGCCTGCATCTGTAGCACCCGCCGCAGATGTAACTGTCATGACCACTGCACTAGATGGGTATCCGTAGATACCGCCACCATCCCAAATGGTTTCTTCGGTAGAGCCTACGGTATTGAAGCCAAACTTGAACAGGCCCTTCTCTTGCCATTTATCTCGTCTGATTTGTAAAGCGTATTTGCTTTCTAATGGCATCTTAGTCTCCCGTTCTCATTGGATGGCCTTCAGGTAGTAGGTCAGTGTCAAACCGCCCGCTTCTAAAGCCTCCTGTCCGCACGGCAAACAAGAAAGCATTAACTCGCGCCAAGCCCCATTGCTCTGGAGACATTACATTTGGACGCACACTTTCAGGGTTGGTTCGGTATGCACCCACCCCTCTGTTGAACACGGCTTCAAGCATCCGTTGAGTAACACGCTTAGACTTATCAAAGCCATGCTTGTCGTTATGCTCTTTAATCTTTTCTTTGAGTGCGTTCTTAATTGTTTCGCTGACGGGGGCTTTAACATCTACATCTCCATGAGGTAACGGTTCACAATCGTCACAACACGGAATCATAATGTCCCACACATCCATCTCTTTAGTGCGGGCTTCTTCTAGTTCGTCTACTTTGCGGTTAGCCCAACGCTGTCCCGCGTCACCTCCCCACAATTTCCACGCAATCAACCCTGCACTTGGATAGCCTTCTTCACCACGGCGGAAACCTTCTGCCTGCTTGTCTACTTCATGACGGGCAAAATAAGATTTCATTCGGCGCACCGTATTGGGCGATAGACGCTCCCTGTTGCTCAGTTGAACAGCACGGGCAACACCTACCATCGTCCCGCCCCTGTTGAATTCTTTCCGTAACTCCAAGCCTTGACGCGCTTCTTCAGCCATTTGATTGGTGGGCGTAGTATCAACATCACTTTCTGCTTTCGCGTCCTCGTTGCCCTCATCTTTCTCCCTGCCTGTCACTCGCATCCAAATTGCATGACTTTCGCAAGGCATATGGAAGTCACCGTCTGGGCCGCTTACCGTATGGTGTCCTTCACAACCCAATTCTTCCGCTCTTTCCTCTGCCTCATCCACCGTCTCAAAGACATCTTCACCCCCGCCAAAACGAGGGTCATGTTCATCTTTAATCTGACCTTCACCATAAGCCATCTTGCCTGCGTCATCAGGAGAGATACCCTCATCTGGCGCAACGCCTGCTGACCCAAGTGGGAATAGGTTCGCGGCAATAAATACATCATCACCACCCTGTATAGGTTCAAGGCCAAGTCTTTCTCTCGCTTCATTACGCGAGATAATGCCTTCACGGACTGCACTGGTAACATTTTCATACACTCTCCTTCTGCGCTCTGTCATGGCAGGGATGGCATCAATGTCATATTGAATGTAAACCTCGTCCCCAAATAGCGGCGCAAGCCATTCGTTCAAATCACTTTCAACACGCTTTGCTAGTGGAATGATTGTTTCTTCATATAGTGCTAGGCGGGCCTCTTGGACATTGGCGTAGGTCTGTGCATCTGGGATGCCTACCAATTGGCTAGGAACGCCAAAGCAAAGAGCAATGTCTTTAGCCGCCATGTTTTTGTTTTGCAGGAAGTCCATGTCTCGTGGAGACAGGCCCATTTCCTTCCAATCAAAGTCACCCTCAAGCAATACGGGTCGACCACTGTTGCTAGGTCCTGTGAACCTGTTGCGTAAATCTTCATTGAGTTGCTGACGCTGTGAATCAGTCAATTGCATTGGTATGCCACGGTCATTCTGTGGCTTAAACACGATTGCGCCACTTGGTCGCGCCCCATTATTCAAGAGGCTGATGTTGTGGTTCGCAATGGCATTGTGTTGGTCAATATCTACAGCCGCCGCCATCAATGGACTCATGCCCATGTAGTCATCTAGCGGGTTGAAGAATTTGAAATGCTTAACCTCTGATATGCCTGTAAGTGGGTCAGCAGGATATACCTTCACTACCTGCCCGCCAATCACATACTCATACGCCTCTGGGATAGATGTCTTGCTAGGCTTAACACGAATACGGTCAGGCCGTAGCAAGTGCATCTCCCTCGGAACGCCCGCTACATCGTTACGGATTGCGTAACTGTTTCCAGAGAGGAGTAGATACGAATACAGACCTTGGAAATATTCAACGCCTGCTTGTAGGGGATTGGGGCGGTCTAAGAGACTGATAAGGGGATGACGCTCTAGTTGCGTATCTCCTTGGAATACTTTGAATGGGATGCTTGCCGCACCGTTTGCAATTTCATTGACGCACCGATAAACGACTGCGTTATATTGATAGCCCTCTTTTGCATAGGCTTCATATTTATCATTTCTTTTGTGGGAGCCGTAGGTAGTCTGAAGCACAACCTGCGGTGCTTCTTTTCGTTCAGTGGAAGGCTGTTCTTGTTCTTTTCGCCCAAAGAATCCAGTGATGTTATCTAAGATGCCCATTAACTTATTCTCCAAAACGCCGTCCCACTGGATTGGCTAAGTTCTGTCAACGCCCAAACTAAGGCATCTAATCTATCTGGTGACTTACCACTCCCGCCTGTATATGTCGTCATCTGGTCTTCCACTTCCGCGAATACCCCCGCATGACTGACCTTCTTCTGTTCATACAACGCCGCAATAGGTTCTGCTCTAGTCAATTTACCTCTTGAAGCGTTCACGGGTGTATATGGCACACTATTGTCTATACTTCTTATCAGTCTTTCGACTAAATCGCCACCATTATTTACTTCGGCTACAATTCTGTCGGCCTGCCAATTGAAGTAACAGTCCACTGCCTTACGCCCCCAACCGTCTGGTGACATTCTACCAGAAGCATCCTCTAGGACATAATATCTTCCATCTACGCCACGGCCTGCAACGATTATGCCCGTCTCATCAGATTCGCTATGGCTTGTCACTGCGGGGTCTACCGCTACGATAACCCGTTGCAAATCTGGGACTGCTTCTTTAGCCACCCTTGTCTCATCAATACCATTATAACTCCATAACGCCCCTTCTGTGTCATCTAATACTTCAGCATAGAGTTCTTGACGGCCCAATCGGGTGTTCTCGTATTTCTCTTTTAGTTGCTGAATGGCGGCGGGCGCAAGGTTGTCTGCGTTCTCAAAGGTAGAACCACGGGTGACAACCGTGCCTGTTCTGTTCATGAGGTTACGAATAATCTGATTGGGCTTTGGTGTCGTTGTAATAACGCACTGAGGGTTTTCCCCAAGGCGCAGACCAAACATCAATTGGTCAAATGTATCTGGGTATCGCCATGCGGCAATCTCATCGCACCACGCTCTGTGAAACTGCGGTCCACGCAAACGGTCTGGCTCTGTAGCACTGAAGCCCATAATCTTAGAGCCGTTATATAGGGTAATCTCGGATGCTGTGGAGTTGTAGCCCCTGCCCCGCCCTTGCATTAGGCATTCTGGGGGTAGCCACTTCAAGATACCCGACACACCACCAAACGCGACACGGCGGATGTCTCCGAAGGTAGGCACGACCACAGCAACCTGAACCTCTGGGTTTCTAAGGGCATACATGACCGTATCCATAGCCCCTGTGTGCGTCTTGCCCCAACCACGGCCCGCCAGAATAAGCCATACGCTCCAGTCCCCATATTGCTTTTGGGTCGGAGTTATCTGGCTATCCCTCGCTGTGTTCAGCCAATTATTGTAGAGTGTGCTTGTAGCGTGATGACCTTGCTTCTGCAATTTCATCCAATTGCTCAAGAATCTCTCTGAAGGCTTCTGGATTGCTGACATCTGCACTTACTTTGCTTATCTCCTGTGCTTGTCCAAGAGCCAATTTACCTATCTTCTGGGCGTTCATGGCTATTTGAGACAACTTGGTTAATTCATCATTAGGAATCCCACCTGTTCTTGGGTTCTCCTCCTCATCCTTGAAACTCTTTTGTAGCCTACGGGCAACCTTCTGAAGCATACCCTGTGCGATAGCCAAAGAACGGTCGTCTAACCGCTTACCTTCATCGACCATACGCTGTAGGCGTTCTGCATCCATTTTGGTCTCAAGTTCAGTCTGGACATGGTTTTTTTGCTTCTGCCAGTCCTCTTTTTCCACCCAACGATAAAGCGTGGCTCTGGCTACATCATGCCTTTTGACAAGCGCATCCACCGTGGGGAAAAGCCGTTGCCCATCCTCATTGGTGTAACCGTGGACAAACTCGTCCCGTATCACTTGTCTCAATTCGTCTGTAAGTTTCTTCGCCATATCTTCGTTATCATTTTATCTCAGTTAGTATCGCTTTCTAGTTCTTTCTGCTTCTTCTTGAGTAGCAGTTGTTTCTTAGTTGTCCATGCCTTTGAATACTCGACATTCTCAAATAACTTGCTGAAGCCTGTAATGTGCTTCAACCGCAGTAGTTCATCGGGTTCCATACCCAAGTGATTGCATATCTCGTCATCTGCCCAACCGTTATCAAGCATCTGGAATACCATGTTGCTCATACCACCAACTGAGTGTCGGCCTCTGGCTCTATTGTGTCTAACGGTAGCCGCCATGCGTTCATTGATGTTCTTCTGCAATACAACGATAGGCAACCGCCCCTTATTACGGTCACGGATGTCTTGGTTGCTCTTGCAGGTGAAATACCTGTGGAACCCATCAATGATTACATACTTGCCAATCTTCTCGTCATAGATGGTGACCACTGGCTGTGTATAGCCGTCATGGAGAATAGAGGTATAGAGCAGGTGCATCTCGTTACCTGCCACTGAGTTGGGGTTGTAATCGTTTGCCTGCACTTCTTCCACATCTACCCAACGCACTCTGTTGATGGGTTGCTCTGCGAGTGGGTGCATCTCATCCAAACGAGCCTTTAGCCCCTCAATGAAATCAATCTTCTCGTCATCAGACATACCCGCCACTTCTGTGAGCAGGTCGTCCACAAACTTATCTGCCACTGGATACTGTGGCTCTTTCTTTACCAGTTTCATAATGCCGCCTCCTGATGGAACTCTGGCCTAATATATTTCAGCAAGTCTTTGCTTCTTGTTCTTGCGCCTAACTCCCCCTTCTTCCACTGCCTATAGGTAATGATGGCAGGAGCGTTCAGGAAGTTGCTCAGTTTCACAAACTCATAGTCATTGACCAGTATGGACCGTATTTGTGCCTTATAAATATCTTCTGGGTG